GAGCAATTGTCTCGTTCGTATATCTTGCTGTGAAAGTTTCTTGTGCATTGTCATAAGTCACGCCAGATCCTTCTGGTTTAACTGATGCGCTTGCAAAACCTGACAACATAACTTCCTCTTCGAAAGCTCTGTCAGATGATTCAGTCGTATATATTTCAGACGACTGATTTTCGTATTGTTTGTATTCCAGGCCGAATAGTGCATTCAAACCTGGCTCTAGTTCTTTAACTAGCTGATTACGTGATATTGCCATTGTTTATCTATGCTCCTATTATGTTAATACCGCGCCGTTATAGTAGATTGATTCATTCAATCTTACTATCCAGTTGGCATTAGCTGAACCTGTGTCGCTGTTACTTGGATCTTCTGATAAACGGAGTATTCTCCATTGACCAGTTGCTCCGCTACTCACGAGACTACCTGAAATTTCTTCATCAGAAAGTCCGTCTCTAGAGGTTCCTGCGTCGTATGTAGCAGTATCTACTAGATTAAAGACGGATGCTTGAGTTAGAGTTCCAGCGCTTTGTACCTCATACAATTGTTGAGGATTATCATAACAATACGCGTCTATTGTTCCAGTCGTGATATTGACCGCGCCTGGGTAATAGTTTTTCCATGTTGGTTTAGAAGTGGTTGGATCGATATAGTAACAGCCATTAAAAACACCAAAGTTCAATGTATCTTCCGCGACAGCAGCTACTGAAATGTAGCCCACTGCAACTGCAACACTGTTTGCATCGGTTGCGCTTGAAGCGCTATTTCCGACCATGCAAAGGTCACCTTGATAAATCGGAGATGTTGAATTATCTGCGATTTGATACTTTGAAGTACCTTGTGTTTCATAGCTTGATCCCATGCCGCCAACAGCTCTAAAGCCAAATGGAGCGTCTTGATTTGCCATGTTTCGGTTCTCCTTATGTCCACGGTTCTATCCGTAGACGGTTATATAAATTCGTTGGTAGGGATTAACCCGAGAAGTAAAACTCTACTTCTTTGTACCACCGAAGGTTGTACGAGACTGTCGATCAATATTGATCGGCATACTCTTATGCTGTTCCTTCAGTAAATCGTTATCAACTGCCTCGATCTGATCTTTTCCTAATTTAGAAAAATAATCAGCTCTTGCTTGCGCGATCTCTTCCGGTACCCTTGTTAGCACAAGGCCTCCGTGCCCGATCACCCCTGCATACTTACCGTCTGGAATTGCTGGGTAGTCATCTTTTGGATATTCGTCGGCTCTTACTAATTCATACCCGGTTCTTAAGCGTCCTTGTATGTTTTTCGTGTCGACGTACCCTAAGATTTCTGCCCTGACCCATCTGTGTCTGAATCCAGTTGGCGCGTTGGGTGTATCTAAGTACGATGGTGGAGTCCAAACTACTTTACGTTTTGTTTTTTCTCTAGTTTGGCCCGCACGGGAAGATTTATTTGTTGTCTTATTCATATGCTATTCCTCCTTCGTGAGTTTTAATTGTCTTGCATACTCTTCTAGTGGCACCCGTAACTTTTTAGCAATTGCTACCTGTGACGGTGTGAGTTTTACAGTTGTGCGGCCAGTCTTTGAACTACGCGTTGCAGAGGCAACGTTTTGTGTAGGTTTACTAACCGGTCTGTCTGTAGTATTACCAAATTTGTGGGGAAATTCAAGTCTTATTCTTTTATTTATTTCCTCATAGTATGAATCTGATTTTGGATCAAATCCTTCTTCTTCGGTAAGTTTCCTGTGTAAGTCAAATGCTGTGTACGTCATAGCATTATCTTTACCAAACCACTCGTTTTTCTCTGCCCAGTCTTCTGCTTTAGAATCCACAGGCGGAGTTGATTGAGTAGGATATTGAGCTGCAGGCCCTCGTTTTCTTACATCTTCTTTAGCAGTTTCTTCCAATTTTTGTCTACTTTTTAGTTCTGCAAGTCGTGCCTGTTCATATCCTAGCTGAGAAATGGCTGTTAAAGCCTCTACTTCAGCTTTTTTATCATCCGCTTCACGTGAAGCAGATAATTTAGCTTGAGCAGCTGCAAGAGAAGATGTTATTCTTCCTTCCATTTCAGAAGTGTAGTTTTTATCTAAACTAACACTTTGTTGAGCTAGGCTATCCCTTTCATGCATAACACGTTGAGCATAAGTAACAGCTTCTTCCCGCTGTCTTTCTGCTTCACGCATTTTTCTTGTTAACTTAGCGATACGTTTTTTAACGCCTTCGCTATACTCATCCATTTCTTTCTTTTGTTCTTCTTTTACTTCTTCCTTTTTCTCTGGTTCCTTATCGTCCTTGCTATCTCGAACATCCACTGACTCATCCAGTTTCTCAGGTGTGTCATCGGACTTATCACTGTCTTGAGTAGGTTTTTCATCTTTTACTTCTCCTCCTTCAGCTTTTTTATCTAGTTCAATTTCAGCACCTTCTGTTTCGCCTACATCAACTAGGTCTTCTTGTTTTACTTTTTCTTCGTCTGGCATAGTTCCTCCCTATGTTTATAAATCGTGGAAAATGTCTTCGGGGTTTTCCACGGTCGCTAGAACTTCATCATCATTGAGAAGTCTAACTTCACCCCCATCTATTTTAATTCTAGATCCGGCATATCTAGCGAAAATAATCCAACTACCTTTTTTACACCAAGGTCCTTTAGGATATCTTTCCTTATCTCTATAACAATCCGGTCCTAATGCTAAAACTAATCCACAAGTCGATGCCACTTGCGCACGTTCTACCACGTCGTCAGTTATAATAATTCCTCCTTTAGTTTTCTCTTTCATCTTGAAAGGTAAAACTAAAATTCTCCAACCCGTTGGAGTGGGCAATTTAGCTGTTTCGGAAGTTAAATCTTTTTTAGGCTTTTCAGTAGGTTGTACACCTACTAATTTTTTATTGGGTAACTCAATCTTTGGCTTTCCCTTTGATACTGATAACTGTTCCGTCATCTTTTTGCTCCTTTTTTTCTAGCAGGCTGGATATCTCCTGACTCATATACAAATACGTTCGTATTTGTCCTAACATATATTGATATTTTTCCATCTTGTCAACACTACCTGAAACCATAGCGGCAACAACATCGTCATGACGCATCTTAATAATACGTCTTAATTTTTGTACTAATTCGAGGTCTTCCATTACTTCTTCCTCCTTTTCTTCGTTTTTTTCTTCTTTCCTACTTTACTGCCGTACGTTTTTGTCCATTCTTTAGCAATCTTGGGTTCGTTTTTCCAAAGATACCGTCTTTGTTTTTCAGACTTAAAGGGCATTATTAGTTACAATTCCCTTTGTCTAAATCTACCGGCTTATCTTTATAAAACCATACATAAGATGAAAGTTTAGTTCCTTCCTGTGTATAAGTACATTTCTTACCTATAGAGCATGCGCTCAAGGCAAATGCACATAATGCCAATATTAAAAATATTTTTTTCATTAAGATACTTTCTGTAAATTAATCGCATTAGAGCCTTTAGGGCTCTCTTCAATTTCGAAAGACAATTCTTGGCCTTCGTTAAGACTATCTATAGCTGCTTTTCTTACTGCAGATACATGAACAAATACGTCTTTCTCTTTGTCTTCTCTTTCAATAAACCCAAATCCTTTGGTAGGGTTAAACCACTTAACTTTTCCTTTTATACTCATTTTAAAATTCTATTCTTACTTCCAGCCTCTTTTTGCTAATTTTGGTTTACCTTTAATAAGGCCACCTTTTTTAGCACCTATTCTGCCACCTTCTTTAGCTCCTGGTAACGAAAAGTTAGGGTCAATTGGTGTGTGTCTAAATTTAGGTGTCTTTACTTTGGGTACGGGAAGATCCCAGGTTTCTGCTTGATTAAATCTACCAGTTCCTGTGTCAGCACCAAAATCAGTTATTTTGTTTAAAGCTCTTTTCTTCAAACCTTTCCTTACACCTTTAGCAGCAGCCACAGCTGCTAGTACAGGTATCCCAATTTTTGCAACTTTTTTTAATGTTTTTTTAATTCCCATAATTTTTCTCCTTGTTTATATATAATTTAAATTTAAACGCAAGTCTATTTTTTACCTTTACCATTTCTCCATATTTGTGTTCCCTTTATACCAAAAATACTTCCGACTACAAGTATCCAAAGGCTAGTAAACCATGTAGGAAGCGTTGAAAAATACTCAAAAAAGAGCTTTACCTTCTCCATTGCTGTCGGGTCGTCACTTATGACTGCCCACATTAAAACGATAATGGGCGCCGATAATATGACTAAAACGAATTCGTCCTTCCAATCTGATTGACGAGCTTCGAGAAGTTTACCCTGGTAAGATTCCTCACCTCGGGCCATACG